ACTGTTCTTATCGCGAGCACGCCGTGTATGTACTTGACAGGGCGACACCGTGTCATTGTCTGGCAAAGATTGATGGCGAGCTTTATCCCGCCAAATACATGTTCACGGTGGACTACACCGACAGTGAGATTGCGGATGACCCTGCACAGCACAAGCAGAGTCATGTAATGGAGCTGTTAGATGCAGGCCCGTGGACAGGGAATATTGTAGCGCTACCCAACAACCGAGTCCGGGTAACACATCCGGCGTGGTTCTCGACTGGAGAGGGGGCGCCAGATTTTAGGCCGTCACAGCACATTCACTATTCCAAGTCCGACTTGGATTACACGCTGGACGTAAACAGAGTATTCGACAACCTATACGCAGGTAACAGTGATGAACAAGAGAATGACTAAAACCGCCCGCATGTTCAACAAGGGCGGAGCTGTTGGTGGGCCCAAGCCAAAGGGGATGGTAGCCGGCGGAAAAACTAAGGCGAAACTGCCGATGGTGACAGACCCTAAGACGGGAGAAAAGAAGCCTTTTTTCATGGTTGATGGCCAAGGAAAAAAGATGGGCGGGCAAGTTGAGCCTCCAAAGACTAAGGGCTATTTCAAGGGTGGCAAAATCATCTAATGGCTATTGATGGGGCCATGGTGCCCGCTGAGCTTGAGCCGGACGGGGCCGCTCTAGAGATTGTCATAGAAAATCCCGAGTCTGTGGGCGTCTATGATGAGGATGGCGGAGTTTTAATCGATCTAGACCCTGACGCTGATGAGCTGTTGGGCGCCAACCATGATTCCAACTTGGTTGATTTTCTGTCAGATCAAGACCTTCAGCTCCTTGCCGGCGAGCTAGTCGCTTCTTTTGAGGCGGATCGGAACAGCCGCGCAGACTGGGAAGGCTCCTATGTTCGCGGTTTAGACCTGCTTGGACTTAAATTTGAAGACAGATCAACTCCGTGGGAGGGCGCCTGTGGCGTATTCCATCCCATGCTGTCTGAGGCGGTAATTCGCTTTCAGGCCCAGACAATACAAGAGATATACCCTGCAAGTGGCCCAGTCAAAACGACTATTGTCGGAAAAATTAACGACGAAAAAACCGAACAGGCCCATAGGGTTCAGAATTATCTGAACTATTTGATTACCCAGCGCATGACGGAGTACCGCACCGAGACAGAAAAACTACTGTTTTCGTTGCCAATCGCTGGATCAGCTTTCCGCAAAGTCTACTACGACCCGAATATGGGGCGTCCGTGCGCGATGTTTGTGCCGGCAGAAGACTTTGTTGTGAGTTATGGGGCCTCTGACCTGTCAACTTGCGAACGCGCCACTCATGTGATGAAGCGGAGCGCGAACGAAATTCGTAAGTTGCAGGTGGCAGGTTTTTACGCCGACGTTGACCTGCCGCCCCCCTCTCCTGACATATCAGAGATACAGCAAAAATATGACAGGTTGACCGGGGACTCAGACAACTACGAGTACGACAGCCGGCACACCCTGCTGGAAATGCAAGTCAATATCGACCTTATCGGGTTTGAGGATACTGACAAGGGCGTTCCCACGGGGATTGCTTTGCCGTACATCGTTACGATTGACAAGTCATCAAGAACGATACTGTCAATTCGGCGCAACTGGTACGAAGACGACCCGATGAGAATGCAACGGGAGCACTACGTCCACTACCAGTACTTGCCCGGACTCGGTTTCTACGGGTTTGGCCTTGTGCATATGATTGGCGGATTGTCTAAATCTGCCACAGCCATACTTCGGCAGTTAGTGGACGCGGGTACTCTCTCCAATCTTCCGGGCGGGCTTAAGTCTCGCGGGCTAAGGATCAAGGGCGATGACACGCCTATTATGCCCGGAGAGTTCAGGGATGTTGATGTTCCCGGCGGAGCAATAAAAGACAACATTGCCTTTTTGCCATACAAAGAGCCTAGCGGCGTCCTGTACCAGCTTCTGGGCGATATCGTGCAGGAAGGCCGCAGGTTTGCTTCAGCGGCTGATGTGAAGGCGTCGGACATTAATGGCGAGGCCCCAGTAGGGACCACTCTCGCCGTGCTTGAGCGCGAAATGAAGGTGATGAGCGCTGTTCAGAGCAGGGTTCATGCCTCGGTATCCAAAGAGCTAAAGATACTGGCTGAGCTGGTTCGCGACTATGGGCCGGAAACTTATCCCTATGACCCAGACGAGGAGCCCGTTGTTAGGGCTGACTTTGATGATCGCGTCGATATTATTCCGGTCAGTGACCCGAATGCGGGCACGATGGCTCAGAGGATTATGCAGTATCAGGCGGCTTTACAGCTTGCGTCTCAGGCGCCTCAGATGTACGACATGCCGCTTCTCCACAGGCAAATGCTGGATGTCTTGGGAATACAGGACGCGGACAAGATTGTGCCCCTTGAGGACGATATCAAGCCGACTGACCCAGTTAGCGAGAACATGAACATCTTGAACGGCGAGCCAGTTAAAGCGTTTATTTATCAGGACCATGAGGCGCACATTCAGGTTCATATGTCGCTGACTGAGAACCCAGAAGTCATGCAGTTAATGTCCAAAAGCCCGACCGCAAAGGCGGCTCAGGCGGCAATGGCCTCGCATATAGCGGAGCATGTTGCCTTTGCCTATCGGCAAAAGATTGAAAAAGAACTTGGCGTTAAAATGCCTGCGCCAGATGAGCCGTTACCGGAAGATATTGAGTACCGTCTATCTCAACTGGTCGCTCCTGCCGCCGCGCAGGTTACCGGCAAGGCTCAGCAACAGGCTCAAGCAGAGCAAAACGCCAAGCAACAGCAAGACCCTGTTATTCAGATGCAACAGAAAGAATTGCAACTGAAAGAACAGGAGGCAATGGTCAAGGCTCAGACCGCGCAAAAAGACATGCAAATCAAAGAGCAACAGGTCTTTGCCAAGACCCAAGTGGATATGGCAAAGGCTCAAGCCGAGATGGTTAAAATTAACGCAGATCTAGAAAAAGCAAAAGACAGGTCTGCGCTTGAATCCCGCAAACTGGAACAGCAAGAGCGCTTAGAAGCCGCAAAACTGGCATCAAAAATGTCGGTTGAGCAGGAGCAAAGCCGCTCTCGCGAGGAAATTGCGGGCTTCAAAGCTGGTTTCGACATAGTAAAGGACATGTTAGATGACGACCAAACGGGCCAGCAATAACCTGCTGTCCGCTCTGCAAGATCAGTACCGCAATCACATGAACGAAATTACTGATCACATCGCTACGGGCGGATGCAAAGACATGAACGATTACTCTCGATGCGTGGGCATTATCGAAGGATTGGCCTACGCAGAGCGAGAGCTTCTTGATTTAAGCGACAGAATGGATCGTGAATAAATTCTCCGCATGACGCGGTGCAGGGCGACTCCGAACGCCAGTTTTCGGTGCGAAGGTGTAAGACATGACGGAAGAAGACGGACCGAAGACTGCAAGCCAGCTCCCGGTCCCCACGGGATACAAACTACTTATTGCTTTACCCGAGCCAGATGAGGCGACGGAGGGCGGCATCTTAAAATCAAGGCAAACGATGGAGACTGAGGAGATCGGCTCTATTTGCGGCTTTGTTTTGAAGATGGGCCCAGATGCCTATCAAAACGCAGAGAGGTTCCCAAATGGGCCTTATTGCGATGAAGGCGAGTGGATCTTGATGCGTTCTTATAGTGGAACCCGATTCAAGGTGCACGGCAAAGAGTTTCGTTTGATTAACGATGACAGCGTAGAGGCGGTTGTCGAAGACCCACGGGGGATTGAAAAGGCATGAGCGAAGAACAGGTGGATACAGGGTCGGAAGAGAGAATGTCTTCTGAAGAAAAATTTTTTGGCGTCAAGACCACATTTACCAAGGGCGAAAAGCCTAGTGAGGTGGATCTTGAGGTCGTGGATGACCGGCCCCCAGAGGATCAGCGGGCTACCTCTAAGGCAAAGGGAGCTACTTCGGATGAGGATGAAGAGCTTCAGGGTTATAGCGATAAGGTAAAAAAGCGGATTAACAAGCTCCGCTATGATCAGCATGAAGAGCGCAGGCGCCGCGAAGACGCGGAGCGTATGCGAGAAGAGGCGATTCGTGTTGCTCAGCAACTTACGCAACACAACCAGAGCCTGCAACAGATCCTTCACGACGGCGAAGGCGCTTTGCTTGCCCAGTCTCACGGTCGCGCAGAGCTTGCCCTGCAACATGCGGAAAATATGCTCCGTCAGGCTGTGGAGGAGGGCAATACAGATCGTCAGATTGAGGCGCAAAAACTCCTCAATAAGGCCCAGTCTGAGCTTGACGGGGTGTCGAGGCATGTTGGTCAGTACAAGCAACGACCGCCAGCAAGAACCCCTGAGCCTGTTTATCAGCCTCAGCAACAAGCCCAGCAACAAGCCCAGCAACCGGCGCAACAACCGAGAAAGCCGAGCGAAAGGGCTATGAGCTGGGCAAGCGAAAACGCTTGGTTTCAGTCAGATGACCACCCAGAAATGACGGCGTATGCCTTTGGTGTTCACCAAAAGATGGTGTCAAAGGAAGGCATTGACCCTGAGTCTGACGAATATTACGACGAGCTGGATCAAAGGGTCCGCTCTAAGTTTCCAGAACACTTTGGAGAGGTAGAAAGTGGCTCGGCAGATGCGTCTGTCTCCTCGACCTCCCGAAGCCCCTCCGTGGTGGTGGCGCCGTCCGAAAGGAATAATGGCGCCAAACCACGCAAAGTGAGGTTGAGCCGCACCCAAGTTGCTCTCGCAAAGCGCCTTGGTTTAACCGTCGAACAATATGCCAATCAGATGCTCAAGGAGAATTGATAATGGCTGAACAGCGCACACCGCGAGAAAAAGAGTCTCGCACCGCTGAGGAACGTCCCTCAGACTCATGGGTTCCGGCATCTATTTTGCCCAACCCCAAGCCAGTAGACGGATGGGTATTCCGTTGGATTCGCACCAGCACGCTGGGCAAAGCTGACAATACCAACGTCTCTCAAAAGTTCCGCGAAGGATGGATTCCGGTAAAAGCCGAAGATCACCCTGAGCTGGAGGTCATGTCCGATATTGACTCTAGATTTAGTGGCAATCTCGAAATTGGCGGCTTGCTCTTATGCAAAGCGCCAAAAGACAAGGTCGATCAACGCGATCAGTATTTTGAGCACATGGCGTCAAGCCAGATGGAGTCTGTGGACAATAACTTCCTCAAGCAAAACGATCCCCGAATGCCCGTTCTGAAGCCAGAGCGGTCTACTCGGACAACCTTTGGCCGAAGCTGACTTCGATTACCGGAGCGGTTTCGTTATCTGATCCTTTGAGGAGAGAAAAATGGCTACTTCAGCTACTCCAATGGGTGCGGAACCTGTAGGCACGCTCAGCGCTTCAGGGTCTTTCACCGGCAAGGTTCGCCACATCAAGATCGCTAATGCTTACGGCACGGCTATCTTTTATGGCGACTTCGTTAAGTTGGTTGCGGCGGGAACGGTAGAGAAAGCGGCAGTTACGACTGCTGTTGTTGCAGGCACTGTCGGCATTTTTGTCGGATGCGCTTACACCGATCCTAGCACTAACCAAAAGACTTTTAACCAGCAGTTCCCTGCGTCAACAGCGGCGGATGATATCGTGGCGTATGTCGTCGATGATCCCAAGTTGTTGTTCCAAATGCAGGCCGATGAGGCCGTCGCCCAGACGGGATTGGGAAACAACATCTCAGCAGTTAGCACTGCTGGATCAACCGCGATTGGTCGAAGCAAGAACGCCTTAGATGGCGGCTCTATTGCTACGACCAATTCACTGCCACTGCGTGTCGTTGATTTCGTAGACGGGCCAAACAGCACTGTAGGTGATGCTTTCACAGATTGCATCGTTACCTACTTGCCGTTGAGCCATGCTTACGAAACCAAGCTCGGCGTTTAAGGAGACTTGAGAAATGGCTATTTCACGCGCACAAATGCTGAAAGAACTGCTCCCCGGTCTAAACGCCCTGTTTGGTCTTGAGTACGAGCGGTATGATGATGAGCACACGATGATTTACGAAACTGAATCATCAGAGCGCTCTTTTGAAGAAGAAGTGAAGCTGTCTGGTTTCGGTGCGGCACCAGTCAAAGCTGAAGGCGCGGCCATCAGCTATGACTCTGCACAGGAGTCATTCACTGCTCGCTATAACCACGAAACCATCGCCCTTGGCTTCTCCATCACAGAGGAAGCCATGGAAGATAACCTGTATGACTCTTTGTCTGCTCGTTACACCAAGGCGTTGGCTCGGGCTATGGCTCACACCAAGCAGGTAAAAGCGGCGAATCCACTTAACAATGGCTTCGGTTCTTTTCAGTCTGGTGATGGCGTAACGCTGTTCAGCACAGCTCACCCATTGGTAAACGGTGGCACTAACGCTAACCGTCCGTCCACTGCGGCTGACCTGAACGAGACCTCGCTGGAAGATGCTGTGATTAATATCGCCGCATTTACCGACGAGCGTGGTCTGCTGATCGCGGCACGTCCCCGTCGTTTGATCGTTCCACCCGCGCTTCAGTTTGTAGCAACTCGCTTGCTTGAGACTGATGGCCGTGTCGGCACGTCTGATAACGACATCAATGCTCTTCGTAACAACGGCTCGATCCCAGAAGGCTACTCAGTCAATCACTTTTTGACTGATACCAATGCTTTCTTTGTTATCACCGATGTGCCGAATGGCATGAAGCACTTCAACCGTACCGCGTTGGAGACTTCAATGGATGGCGACTTTGACACTGGTAACGTCCGGTACAAGGCTCGCGAGCGATACAGCTTCGGCGTATCTGATCCTTTGGGCATTTACGGGTCACCCGGAACGTCCTAATCCTACGGGGGCTTCGGCCCCCTTTTATTCCTGACTAATTGTTCCACATGGAACATTAGACCGAGCCAAGACAGGAGACTCACATGGCTAATTCTACTTTCTCGGGACCAGTGCGTTCCGAAAGCACCTTCAAAACCATAAGCAAAAACTCCACCACAGGCACAATTACTGAGGTCGCCACTATCGGTGATGGCCCTGTTAGCCTTGCTGATGGGAATGTTACGCTTACCAACGCTACCCACAGCGGCAGAATCCTTCTCGTTCCAGACGGCGGACAAGACAACACCTATACGCTTCCTGCTCCTATTGCAGGCTCTATGTTTAGGTTTGTTTATGCCGGCGGTGCGGCAGATGCGACTGATGCGCTTATTGTTACCCCCGGAAACACTAACTTCTACATAGGCGGTGTTACTTTCTTGGACACTGACAATGAGGTCAGCGCGGTATTTTCTGACGGCAACTCAAACAGTAGCATTCAGCTAAATGTGCCTGCTGGCTTTGATGTGACAATTATTGGCCTAAACACAACCAATTATCAGATTTTCGGCACTGTGACGGGCGCGACTGCTCCCGCATTTGCTGATCAATAATCGTGACGGGGGCTTCGGCCCCCATTATTGGAGGCTGTTATGGCTGATACAGTTACAAGCAACACTATTGAGGACGGCCCCCGCACTGCAATCATTGCGCTTACAAACGTAAGCGATGGCTCAGGCGAGTCGGCTGTGACGAAGATTGACGTTTCCGCCCTCTCTGCGGACCCTGCAAGCAAAAAGGCTTGCAGTGATGTGCAGATTGAATGCATTTGGTATTCCACCATCGGCATGGGCGTAGAGCTGTTGTTCGACGCAACGACCAATGTGCTGGCGTGGGAACTTCCTGCTGACTACTCAGACACAGTAGATTTTTCTGACTTTGTTGGTATTCCGAATAACGCGGGATCTGGCAAGACGGGCGACATCAAACTTACCACCGTGGGGCACTCGTCAGGTGACTCATACAGCATCGTCCTGAAAGTC